ATCGAGAAGTTTGGTTGTAACTTCCCAACGATTGTCAATGCGATTGGTAAAGACCCACGCATTGGTTTGGGACACACTCGTGTGCCAGGCTATGATGGTAAACGTGGGTTCGGGGGCGCATGTTTCCCCAAAGACACAAAAGCATTTACATTGTTTGATAATGACTTGACATTACTTGAGAAATGTGTTAATATAAACAATGATTATCGTAAACAATATGACTTAGATGAACGTGAGGAATCAAACAATGTCGATTATGGACAAACTGAAGAAGAACAGCAAAATCAAGACAACTGAGGTCTTAGCTGATAGCAAGTTCTTCACTGAAAAAGATATGGTGCCAACCAATGTTCCGATGGTGAATGTTGCGTTGAGCGGAAGTATTGACGGTGGTGTCACGCCAGGCTTAACAGTTCTGGCAGGGCCGAGTAAGCACTTCAAAACCTCTTTCGCCCTGTTGATGGCAGGCGCATACTTGAAAGAGAAAGAAGATGCAGTTCTGCTTTTTTATGATAGTGAGTTTGGTTCACCCCAATCTTACTTTGAGCAGTTCGGGATTGACACCAGCCGAGTTCTGCATACGCCGATTGCGAATGTAGAGGAACTCAAGTTTGACCTGATTGGTCAACTTGAGGAACTGACACGAGAAGATAATGTCATCGTTGTCATTGACTCTATTGGTAACCTTGCGTCTAAGAAAGAACTCGAAGACGCAATCAATGAGAAGTCGGTTGCAGATATGTCTCGTGCTAAAGCGTTGAAAGGTTTGTTCCGCATGGTAACTCCCTACCTGACCATGAAGAATATTCCGATGCTTGCCGTCAACCACACATACAAAGAGATTGGTCTCTTCCCGAAAGACATCGTAGGTGGTGGCACAGGTATCTACTATAGTGCCGATAACATCTGGATTCTTGGTCGTCAACAAGACAAACAAGGCACAGAGATTAAAGGTTATCACTTCATCATCAATGTGGAGAAGTCTCGTTATGTTAAAGAGAAAAGTAAAATCCCTATTTCAGTATCTTGGGAGGGTGGTGTTCAACAGTTTAGTGGTCTTCTGGACGTTGCTCTGGCTGGTGGTTATGTCGTCAAGCCTTCTAATGGTTGGTATAGTGTCGCTGGTGAGGAACGGAAAGTTCGTCAGGCTGAAACGCTCACAAAGGAATTTTGGAATCCCGTCTTCGAGAACACAGACTTCGCAGAGTTCATCAAGTCGCAATACTCAATCGGACTCGCCCAAAAAGTAGACATGGATGAGATTGTCGATGCCGTTGAATGATTTCATAGGTTTGGTTTTCATTGTCGGTATCGTGATTGTTGTATCAGTATGGTTGGAGAAACAATGAATGATATTGTAAATATGTTGAGTGAGGATATTCACTATCAGATTATCCCTGCCGAAAATGATATTCACGCATGGCACATTCGTATTCTTGAAGAGTTTCCTGAGACAGTAATCTCCTTTGGTGCGATTGAGTATGTGGGAGAGGATGAGGATGAGGGACACCTATCGTTTAACTTTAGTGTCGTATCATCACCTGACCCTGACCTCACAACAGAGGACTTGACATTACAGGAATATTGTGGTAGAATATTAAATTCAATCATTGATAAATCTATCAATGACGGAACACTTATCGCTAAAGATGAGAAGGGTGAAATCACCGCCACCACAGAAGTAATAGACGAATTGAAAGAGATTTATGATGAATATCAATCTGGAACAGACAGTTCTGAGGAATATACTAACGAATGAAGAATATATGCGAAAAGTTCTTCCGTTTATTTCACCTGATTACTTTGAGGGTGTTTACAAGGGGCTTTTCAAAGAGGTTGCGAAATTTGTTTCGGATTACAATAAACTTCCGACTCTCGAAGCATTCAAGATTGAGATAGACCAGAACAATCGTCTGAGTGAAGACGATTACCGCATCGCAGTAGAACTACTGCCTAACATCTTCACACCTGAACCAGAGAACCTTGAGTGGTTGATTGAACGCACAGAGAAGTGGTGTCAAGACCGTGCGGTGTTCAACGCAGTGATGGAGTCTATCTCTATCATTGATGGTAAACATGCAACCCTACAGAAACAGGCAATCCCTGATGTTCTGAGTAAGGCTCTGGGTGTTACCTTTGATACCAACATCGGTCACGACTATCTTGAGAATGTAGATGGTCGTTATGATTTCTATCACGAACAGGAAGAACGTGTTCCGTTTGACCTTGATTACTTCAACAAGATTACCAAAGGTGGTCTACCCAACAAGACATTGAACATCGCGCTCGCAGGGACAGGCGTGGGTAAATCATTGTTCATGTGTCACCAAGCAGCTTCTGTTCTAGCGCAGGGTAGGAATGCTTTGTATATCACAATGGAGATGGCAGAAGAACGCATCGCAGAACGTATCGATGCGAACTTATTGAATGTTCCGATTGACCAACTAGAGAACCTGTCAAAGGATATGTTCACTGATAAGGTTAGTCAGATTGCCGCCAAGACGCAGGGTAAACTTATCATCAAAGAATACCCTACGGGTCAAGCAAACACATCTCACTTCCGTGCGTTGTTGAATGAACTGAAACTGAAGAAGAACTTTGTGCCAGAGATTATCTTTATTGACTATCTAAATATCTGTGCGTCATCACGAATGAAAGGAATGGGCGGTGCTATCAACTCATATTCATACATTAAAAGTATTGCAGAAGAGATTAGGGGACTCGCAGTCGAGTTCAATGTTCCGATTGTATCTGCAACGCAGACGACTCGTTCTGGTTATTCTAATGACGATGTTGGGCTTGAAGACACGTCCGAATCTTTTGGACTACCCGCTACCGCAGACCTCATGTTCGCGCTCATCTCAAACGATGAACTGAACAATCTTGGTAAGATACTGGTCAAACAGTTGAAGAACCGTTATAATGACCCGACTAAGTATAACAGGTTCACACTAAAGGTTGACCGCAGTAAGATGCGACTTGAGGATGATGAAGAAGAGGGTATCGTTGATGACCGACCCGCCTTCGATAAATCCGCAACCCAAGAACAGATAGAGAAGTTCAAGGACTTCAAAATGGAGTAGACATGGACGCATTATTACACACAGCGATTGTTCTCGCAACAATCTTCTTCTCATACTGGTATGGACTCTATCGTGGTTACATGCGTGGACTTGACGAAGGAATGTCAGAAGGTTCTGCAATCGCATTGAAACAAACACTTGAATATATGCGTAGTAAACATGACATACATATCACAGACTATGATATCAACGAAGCATCGGAGTATCTAAGAAATGAGCGAAGTTAATCTTATCGCATTGAGTAAACCGTCTGCAATCACAGATTGTAAGACTGCCGCAGACCTGATTGCATACACCGCACGGGTGAGTAATCCCGCAAATCAGAACAACACGGCAACCGCACCTAAGTTGTTGCGTTACTTGATTCGAGAACAACACTGGTCACCATTTGAGATGGTGCATATGACTATGGAAATCAAAACGACACGCGACATCGCACGTCAGATTTTGCGTCACCGTTCATTCTCATTCCAAGAGTTTAGTCAACGATATGCAGACCCCACCCAAGACCTTGACTTCATTCATCGTGAAGCAAGACTACAGGATACCAAGAATCGTCAGAACTCTGTAGAGACAGATGATAAAGATTTGTTAGAAAAGTGGAATATGCATCAGTCGAAAACAATCAATGCCGCATATAAGGCATATGAGTGGGCAATCGAAAATGGTATTGCGAAAGAACAGGCTCGTGCAGTTCTTCCTGAAGGTAACACCGAATCGGTTTTGTATATGTCAGGCACATTGCGTAGTTGGATTCACTATTGTGAACTTCGCCGTGGTAACGGAACGCAGAAGGAACACTCACTGATTGCCGACAAGTGTTGGGAGATTATCGGTGTTCACTTCCCCGACATCGTAGAAGCGTTGAATGACTGAAGTTGTAATCCGTAATAAGAATATTCTAAAGATTCTTGATGATACCATCAATGAGTTTCGAAGTATTCCTGATTATAATCATCCCCGATATCATCTGAATACGGGTGGTGGAACTGCCTTCAATGGTAATCACTATACAAGTGAATATTATTTACGAGAAGAGATATTCAAGAGTCATTATGAGAACTGGCACGATGGGCCTCCACCATTCGGATACAGTTTTCAGATTTCTAATGCGAAGAAGTTAGCTCCCGAAAAGTTTGCGGCATTTGAACAAAAGACAAAGGGTGAGATGCCTAAGTTGTTCGGCGCACATACCAACGCACTTACATCATTTTATCCGCCAGGCGGTTTTGTGTCATGGCATACAAACTGGGACGCACATTGTTATCAGTTGTTGTTTACATGGAGTGAGACTGGTGCTGGACACTTTTCTTATTATGACAAGAAGACCGATACTGTCGTAAAGATAAAAGATAAGAAAGGGTGGCAATGTCGTCATTACTATTTTGGTAGGTTGGATGAACCTGACCATCATTGTTGGCACGCTGCTCATACTGAGTGTGAAAGATTTACACTTGCGTTCAAGTTCAAGAATCAATCTCTCGAAAGTATAGAAGATGAACGAGCTCGTCATATGAGAGATATGCTGATTGAAGAAATAGAACTTGACATTGATTGATAGATTTGATATAATACGAGAATGGAAAATCAAAATCTAACACGGATTGCCCTAACGTTGATGTTAGCGTTGTCCATCGTCACTCTTGTCAATCTTGGTATTGAAGTATTCAAGGATAAAGAGGTTGTCGTTCAACAAGTCGCATCAGAATCAGAGTCTCTGATTATAGAGGAACTATCCTACACAGATGAAGATATGTTGTGTATGGCACTGAACCTATATCACGAGGCACGAAACGAACTAGACGCAGGATTGTATGCTGTCGCAGATGTAACTCAGAACCGTGTCAATGACCCTCGATGGCCGAACACTGTCTGTGGTGTAGTCTATGAGGCAAAGATGTATACCGCCGCGAGTGGTAGACAATACCCACAGCGTAATCGTTGTCAGTTTTCTTGGTATTGTGATGGACGCAGTGATGACCCACTGCCAGGCCGTGCATGGGAGAAATCTAAGTATATCGCAAGAATGTTCTTGACACACGATGAGTATCGTGGTATAACAGAAGGTGCGACACACTATCATGCGACCTATGTGAGTCCTCGTTGGGCGACTGCAAAGGGTATGCACATGGTAGGTCAGATTGGTGAACATATATTTTATAGGTGGAAGTAATGGATATTCAATACAAATATGATGAGGACACATACCTCGAAGAACTATATCAGTATGTCGATGCGACATATGGTGAACACTATTCTAAGAACAAGTTTCAAGCGACTGAGTTCATTATCGATGGTGGACACGGTGATGGTTTCTGTATCGGAAACATCATGAAGTATGCACAACGGTATGGTAACAAAGACGGTTACAATCGTAAGGATATTCTCAAAGTGTTACACTACGCACTCATTCAACTACACGTCCACGACAAAGAAGGAAGAAACTAATGTATGGTAATCGAAAACTTCAACGCACAACCAATGCCGCCCTCAAGGGTCGCAAGTATATCGAAGCAGAACTTGCTATGTGGGCTGAGAAATACTCTGATGGTGGACATGTTCCTAAGTCAGTGAAACGCCGTGTCACTCGTCTCATAGAGGCACAGAAGGTTGCCGCAGAGATGGAAGCTGCGAAAGAACCTCAAAATGATATTGAAAAAAAGATGCTTGAAATGGAAAAAAGTTCTTGACATCTTCTGAATAGTCTGTTATTATAAAAACATGATGGGAATTAAGGATGGTTGGTCTACAGTGAAGTTCTCGGTTATGAGTGTAGAGGTGCGTGTTTCCCATGATATTTTATAATGTGTTTATGAATATGAAATTCAGGAAAGGAAAAGTTATGAATTTTGTTACTGGTGATTTTGACGTTGTAGGAACATGTCTTCAAGGCACAATCAATACATCATATAATCGTTTGGTTGAGACCTTTGGTGAACCGATTAGGTTCGCGGGTGAAGAAGAAAAAGTCCAAGCAGAGTGGGCAATCAAGTTCAATGATGGAACTCTTGCGACTATCTATGACTGGAAAGAAGACAAGTCAATATATGAAGTTCGTGAGTGGCACATCGGCGGTCATTCCCAAGCTGCTGTCATGAATGTTGTTGACGAGGTTATCTAATGCAACGCGCAGGAAAGACGCATCGCGCATCGGGTGCTGAGAATGGTTCGGCAATGAAGGAAATGCTTTTCTTCAAGGCATGTAAGCAAGCACTCGAAGAGTATGGTCACGAGGATGCCGCATTCTATTTTGAACAGGTAGAGGAACATCTCCGCAATGGTGGCACTCTTGACCAGAATAAAGCAGGAAATATTCTTGGAGTATAAATACAGGTATTCGATGAAGCAAACCAAAAGGTAGACTGGACGTGGGTGCGATTCCCACCGCCTCCACCATGAACACACTAGGGGAAGGTTCGCACACGCCTGAGGAAATCCCTATGTGCAGGCTCTAGTGTGTTCTTGAAGGGGGCGAATTAGGTTCGACAGGTATTGATTAGGAAT